TCTGGAGTTTTCTGGAATTTTAAAATTTTATAAAATTGTATAAATTTTTTATTATATATTATAGAAACTTTTCCAACATCATATGTTACAAGCGTTTTTCGTTATAACGCTCAACGCATTCCGCACAATTGGAATGCACTGCACAGCACCGACGCACCACGACGCAATTTTTCTAAAAATTTTCCCTAAAAAACACCAAAATTTTACCCAATTTTCCCTCAAAATCACTGGAGTTTACCCCGAACCAAGAGCCACGACGCAGCATAATCTTATCGCGCAGAATCATGCTGAAATATTGCGCAGCAAATTATAGTTCCAATTACTATTGCAATGCATAAAATCATAAAAAGACTCCTGTTGTTTGGGTGATCCGCGTCATTGACGCGGGTTGGTGTGATGGCGCTTGCGCCATGGACCTCGTGCCGAGGTCCACGATCAAAGAATCGAGCTTAGGTCAATCCTAGGCTCTAGGATTGCGCAGATTGAACGATCGTACCGCGAGCCTTATCCAATGTAGCATGAGCAAGATCACGCAGCTAAAGGCAATCTGGGAGTAAATCATTAAATCGGCTATATCTTGGGCAGTCATAAAGAACGAATTAAACATAATAATATCCTTGCAATAGGTTTACACTTAATATATACAGTGACAGCACAGTAGTCAATGATAATTCTCGAAGCGTGAATAAATTACAAATGATTGCGATAGCTTACACCATATATATAAAGTAAGACTTTCACGACTCGCGGCGCTAGATTCGAGAGGAACGGGCTTGTGCAGTGCGTCGGGTACCTACACCCGTGATTCGGGGCACCCCCTCCTGCGTAATAGGACCACGATCCACGCCACTCTACTCTCAAAACCATTTTAACGCATCGCACCCACCACCATCACCAACACCACCACCACCACCCCACCCCTCAAAAATACCCTGGTGTGTCAAAAAATAAAATAACGCAACACAGCCCATGCAAATACCATACCTGGTGTACCACAGCATTAGAATCTAGCGCGTAGCGCAACAAAACACCAATTGACATACACATCCACGGGACAAATAATGACCGGTGTATGCAAGAAATCCCCAACGAAGCCCCACAACGCCTCATTACCACTGGCTCAATAGATGAGCTTCTGCGTCTCGGCTCGCATAAAGCTCGCCTCGTCGGAGACTACATCCACATATATAATGTACTCACTGGTATTCCAGAGTTCATACTACTTAAGAACTCCCCTCCAGGCGCAAGAACTGCTCTAGTTCCTAAGCAAATAGATAATAACCTGGTGTACGTTCAAGAAGAGATCACTGGTATTTCACACATTCAGCAAGCTTCACCGCCTTACTCGGACATTTTAATAGATTTAATCTGTGAAAAGATAGTGCATGGTGACTCTATGAAGAAGGTTTGCTCAACTCCTGGTATGCCTAGCTATTCGGTATTGTGCTCTTGGAGAAGAACTATCCCTGGTGTAGAGGAGCGCATTGCACGCGCTAGAGAGGACCGAGGCGAATACCTTCGTGATGAGGCTATGGAGGCCCTCGAAGCAATGGACGAGGACAACGTGGCAGCTCAGACGGCGAAGCATAAGGGATTGGTGTGGGCCGCTGGAGTCGATCATAATAGATACAGCCCTAAGGCTAAGATTGAGGCTAGTATATCTACACCAACTCAGATATTGGTGTACACTGGAATAGGAGGACCTGATGGCGCAGCTCAAATTGAAACCGACTCTACTAAACCCACCAACACTGGTGTCGGGATCGGGGACTCAGCTCTCAGCAAGTGAGATATTGACTGGTACTTTGGTTATACAGGCGCTTGCGACTAATACGGGGAATGTTTATGTGGGGGATACTCTAGCCTCTGGGATAGCTCTCACTGGTATAAAGGTGGCACCCGATGATACGCTCACGATTCAGGTGGATGGGGATGTCAAAGGGAACCAAGATCGTTGTGTGATGGACTTGAGAGACATTTGGGTTGGTACAGATACGACTGGGAATGGTGTACGAGTCATGTACATCGAGGAGAAGTCTCGTGATTATAACGCTTAATAAGTCAGTTGGTGCTTCATCAAGTGCCACGGTGACCGATGTAGGGGGTAAGCTCTCTATGGATGTCAACGTGACCGAAATCACTCTTGATGCTGCTAATGACTCTATCGAAATAAGAAATAAAGCCATGAGTCTTTTAGTTGATAAAACTACGACCGCAAGTATCACTTATATTGGTGAGGCTGCACCTGGCACTAGCGAATCATCAGCAAATTGGAGAATTTTCATTCTCGACAATTCTACTTCAATAACTAAAAAAAAATGGGCCGATGGTAATGGTAATTTTGACAACATTTGGAGCAATAGAGCTTCTTTAACTTATGCATAGGTAAATTATGGCTATTTCATACAACTCAACTCAAGCAAATCTAAGTTATATTTTTACCACAACTAGTGGCGGGACTGTATTTAGTTCTAATTTAGCTACATCAACTGCTTTTAATTATTTTTCAAATACAGCTGTGGTTAATGATGCTATTTATTTTTGCTTCACAGGTTCTAGTTTCTCAAATTTATATTTAAATGTAGGAACTGCAATGGCTGGAACTGGTATAAATCTAGCTTGGGAATATTTTTGCCGAAGCACTAGCACTTGGAGGACATGCCATAATTTAACAGATGGCTCTAATGGATTTACTACGCTTGGAGCTGTTACAGTTAAATTTCCACTTCAAGCAAATATGGGTTTAACAACTGTTAATTCAATTTCAAACATTATTGCAGTAAGATGTAGAATTACTGCTATTACCACAATTACAAATGGTGGCGCTCAATCTTCCGTAACTATAAAAAAATCAGACGGAAAAATTGCTGTAACTGGTTATAGTGATGGCGCGCCATGCACATGGTTAGATATTTATAACTGGGTGATTGCTAATGCTCCAGAAATTGAAGCAACAAAAATATCATCAGATACTTTTAAATTTAATAACTGTGCAATCAGTATTTCAAATGGTTCAACTTTAAGAAGTGTAAATGAAAAAATCTATATGGGTAATGGTTGTCATTGCCCAGGATTGTTGATTGCTGGACTATGGAGTGGTGCTAAAGCTGGAACTAATGGATGGCAAAGCGCCTCTTCATATTTTTTCTGCTATCTTAGCTCTACAAATATTTTAACATCAGGATCAACAACAAGAGTTTTTGGAGGTATTTGGGAATGGTTTATAAACACCGTTGATGGCCTTACTTGCACGCCAAGTGGGAATTATTTGGGTGTAACTGATGGTGAGTGGCGAGGTGTTTACTGTAGGCAATCTGGGTACTTCTCAACCGCAATTATGGACAGATGTATAGTTGATGGTGGGTTGATTACAGCAAATGCTGTAACTAATTATCCAACAAATTTAAGCATTGCAAACCCTGGCTCATTAATTTGGAATATGTATGGAGTTGGAAACACAATTCCAGGGGTTACATATGGAGCGCCCACATCAACTCTAATGACAATAGTTGCCGCGTACAATGCAACACCAGCACAGCAATACAATTTTGTTAATCCTAATCCTTCTTTTGGTAACCAAACGGACGCTGTGAAAGTAATTACTAGAGGTCTTGGATCTTTAGCAAATATAACAAATTGTTTTTTCTATAATTCAACTACAACTTTATTTACTGATTATACCACTCAATCACAAAGCGCTACAGTTGATGACGTTCCATTAAACGGCTCTGTGGGTGATATTTATTATTTTAAAACTAGTATTGTAAATACAAACTATCAAACTGCATTGAGTTTTACAATTACGTCTCAGACAAATAATTATGTTTATGCATACGAATATTGGAACGGCTCTACTTGGGTTGCTTTAGTTCCTGGAGTATCGCTTTTTGATACTACAAATAATTTTCAGCAAACTGGAATTGTTTATTTTGGAACTTATGCAAACTGGGCATCTACGACCGTAAATGGTAGTACTGGTTGGTTTGTAAGAATTCGCATCACTACTGCTGGAACTGGTTCACCTTCTGTATCTAAAATTGAACAAAGACAACAAACTGGAATTGGCGACTGGAAACTAAATGAGAAATATTATTATAACTTAAAAGTTAATACTAACTCTAGTACAGCTATTCAGAGTGCAAATATATTTATAAAAGATTCATTGAATACAGTAATCGGAAATTTTTCAAGTAATTCAAGTGGAGACATAACACAACAAACTTTACTAAGGCAGTATTTCAATTTTGACACTTCTATTAGTGATACATATTTTAATATTAAACAGCAATCAGTTAACCCTTATCTTGTAAGGGTTAGAAAATATGGATATTATTTCCAAGATTTATCAAAGACAGTATCAGGCCAAAGCTCTGACGTTGCTGTTCTTCAAACTAATACTAATGTTATAGCAAGCGAAGCCACAGCTCTTGCCTACACTGGAATTTCAATTAACACTAGTACTCAAAAACTTACAATTAGCTCTAATCATACAATTCAAGAAGTTTATGATTACTGCCAGGCATGGCTTGCTCAAAGCTCAAACATTGCAACTGATGAGTTTTTAACAACTTCTAACGGTCAAGCTTTTACCCTTGGTTATGATTTAGAAATTAACAATGCTATCTTAAGTGGATCTGGCAATATTTCAATGCCCTCAAAAACTTTAACTTTTGTGGGTACTGGTTCAACTACATTAATTGTGGTTGATTCAACTGGAACCAAAGTAAATATCAGCGTAAGCGGTTATACTTTAGGTTCTAGAATACAAATTTATAATTTAACTAACTCTTCAGAAATATATAATGCGATTCCTTCAAATACTAATCTATCAGTTCCAGTTACATGGATAGCTGATAAAAGCCTAAGAGTAAGAGTTGCAAGAGTTTCAGGTGTAGACGCTGATTTACCAGTGGTGTACCTAGGAACATTATTAAATACAGGTGCAACATTTTCAGTAATTCAAACTCCAGATGTTGCCTATGAAGCTAATGCAATTGATGGCTCAAGTGTATCTGAGTTGGCTGCCGATTATGCCAATATCCAAATCGAGTCTAATGATGTTGACGGACTTACAACTGTACAAAGAATTTATGCTTGGTTTGCAAATAATTTAATGACATCAACTGGAATAGCTAATTTCTTTGGCGCTTTAACTGCTGAAGATTCAGTTAATTATAAAATAGATACTTCAATTATTAATTTAAAAATACAAAACATAAGCACCACTCCTCTTTTACTTTATGGTGCAAGACTTTATAGAAGTGATGGCACTAGTATTTTTGAAGTTGGTACAGGGCCAATTCAACATGATCCTTCAAAGTCATATATTGCTAATTCAAATGGATTATTAACTTTTAACGACTTTATAGCATTGAAGTGAGGATAAATATGGGATCATGGTATCAATCAAAAGATAACGTAGACATATTAAATAAAATTGAAAGCATCAAACAAGATGTTTCAAGTACTGCATCTGAAAAAATAGCTCAACAAATGAGTGAAATAGATAAAGCACAGTCTCAGAAGATAGAAGAGTTAGAGAAAAAATTTTTAACATACATTAATAGTACAAATAAAGTTGTAGGTAGTTACTCTGATTATAGTACAAAAGAAATAACAGGGGTAAAAAAAGATCTAGCTTACTTAACAGATAATTGTGCAAATTTAGCAAACATAGTGTTAAAGCACAGAGAGCTTAGAAGAAAAGAAACTTCGATTATATATTTACTTATTGTAGTATCAATAATAGTTAACGGTCTTGCATGTCTGTTAAGATAATAGATACTGGATATAGACCTAGAAGACAGCAGGCACAGGTACACGCATCACGAGCGCGATTCAAGGTTGTTATAGGCCATAGAAGGATCGGTAAGACCCATCTTGGTTTGAATGAGCTTACACATAAATCATTATTGAATATGAAGAAGAATCCTCAGTATGCATACATTGCTCCAACGTATGGACAGGCTAAGCGTATTGCATGGGATTTGTTAAAAGATTACACAAAGAATATTCCTGGTGTGGAGGTTAACGAATCAGAACTTAGAGTGGATATACCCAGACCACATTTACAAGATAGAATACGAATCATGCTTCTTGGTGCTGAGAATCCAGCTAGCATTCTTGGGATGTACCTAGATGGAGTTGTATTTGATGAGTATGGAGATATGAACCCTATTGTATGGACACAGGTTGTACGACCACTATTATCAGATAGATTGGGGTGGGCAATATTTATTGGTACTCCTAAAGGACAGAATCATTTCCATGCTTTATATACTTATGGAAAAACTGCTGATGATTGGGAAACATTCTTATTTAAGGCAAGTGAGACTGGAATTATTCCTAAGTCTGAATTAGATGAGAATAGAGCTATAATGAGTGAGTCTGAGTATATGCAGGAGTTTGAGTGCTCTTTCGCTGCTGCTTTAGTTGGGGCTTACTATGGTAAAGAGATGGAGTGGTTAGAGCAGAACAATAAGATAACTGCTGTTCCCCATGATACAGCTCTATTAACTTGGACAGGATGGGACTTAGGGATAGATGATACGACAGTCATTTGGTTTATCCAGCAGTACGGTAGAGAGATTAGAGTAATAGATTACCTGGAGTCTTCTGGTTCAGGATTAGACACTTACGTTAAAGCTATCATGGATAAGCCATATACATATGCAGGGCACATACTTCCACATGATGTGAAGGTAAGAGAGTTATCAGACGGTAAGTCTAGGCTGGACAAATTAAAAGCATTGGGGTTAAAAAATATTATTGTAGCACCAAAACTTTCAGTAGCAGATGGAATTGAGGCAACACGTTCGTTTTTAAAGAAATGTGTTTTTGATAGGATTGCATGTGCTAATGGAATTTCTGCTTTACAGAATTATGAACGTAAGTATGATGTAAAGAACAAAGTATTTCAAATGGCTCCATACCATAATTGGGCGTCTCATGGAGCAGATGGAATGCGAACCCTTGTGTTAGGATTAAGAGATGATTCTAGTGATACAAGATTAAGTACAAAAAATTTACCCCGATACACGACACGCGATTACAGTGTTGTCTAAGGAGAGATATGTCAGATCCAGTAAGTAAGGCAGCTACTAAAGTAGCTAAAGATGTTAACACGGGATTAACTGATGCAGGTAGAGGTTTAAATAGTTTAGGTGCAGATACAGGAAGAGCTATAACTGGAGGAATTTCAGATCTTGCGAAAAATACAGTTGGTGTGATGGGCAAGAATTTAGAGAAGTCTTCTAGTAGATTATTAAACAGTTATGCGTTTTTGCTTTCTGGAAAGAAGGGAAGCTGGGATAATTTTGGTAATACTATGCTAGAGTCAGCAGCGTATGGTGCAGGAGCAGGAGCCTTTGGATATAAAGCAGGTGAGAATAATGTTGATAGGGCGCAGACAACTGCACAAGAGAATGCTGTTACAGCACAACAAGCACAAGAAGCTGCCGATGCTCAAGCTAAAAAAGACAAAGAACAATCAGATGTGAATGCCATTGTAAATGAAATGGTGTCATCAAGAAGAAGACAGCCAGGGCGAGCAGCACTACTTTTGACATCAGGTGGATTGTCATCTGGTAGTGGTGCATTACTAAATACTAGGGTGCAATAATGAGTAAGAAGTTAACTCCAAAAGAGATCATAAAATTTTACAAAAAGTTAAAGAGTGAGCGCGGAACATGGGAGAATCATTGGCAGGAAGTTACTGACCATATTCTACCTAGAAAAAATACAGTAACCACGACACGACAGCCAGGAGAAAAGAGAACTTGGCAGTTACTAGACAACACTGGAGTTCAGTCTAATGAGTTACTCGCAGGAGCACTACATGGAATGTTGACTAACCCAGACTCTCCTTGGTTTGAGCTAACAACTGGTGACATTGTAGCTGATAATGATGACGAGATAAGATTATGGTTGCAGGAGAACACTAGGAAGATTCATCACGTTCTTAATAATTCTAATTTTCAGACAGAAGTGCATGAGTTGTATATTGATTTGGGTGCTATAGGGACTGCTTGTCAGTTTATTGAGGAAGATGAAAAGAATATTGTAAGATTTTCTACAAAGTTTATAGCTGATTACTACATTAAAGAGGGTAGATTTGGTGTTGTGGACACAATGTTCTACGAATCAAAGTGGAAGGCTGAGGATATCATAGAGACGTGGGGTCCTGGTAAACATAGAGATGTAGATTTATCAGCTAAAGCATGTGATAACAGAGATTTTAAAGTTATCCATTGTGTGTATCCATTTGAAAAAAAATTCTACCAAGTTTCCATGCTACTAGACCAAGAGACAGTCCTTGCAGAGGGTACTTTTAATGAGTTTCCCTATGTAGTTCCTCGTTGGACTAAGGCAAGTGGCGAGCATTACGGAAGATCACCTGGTATGAATGCGCTTCCAGAGATGAAAGTCTTAAATAAAATGAATGAGACCATGTTAATTGGGGCGCAGAAGAAAGTGGATCCACCGATTCAGATGCCTGATGATGGATATATTTTTCCTCCAGTGACAGGTCCAGGTGGAATTAATTATTTTAGGTCAGGTACAAATGAATTTATAAAACCTGTATTCAATGATACTAATTTGGATTTTGGTTATCAAGCAATGGAAGATAGACGCAAACGTGTGCGCGATTCATTCTATATTGATCAGCTTAGATTGCAGCAAGGTGGCCCTGCCATGACAGCTACAGAAGTCCTTCAAAGAACTGAGGAGTCTATGCGTCTACTAGGTCCTATGCTTGGTAGGATGCAGGCTGAATTTCTTAGACCGTTGATTGATAGGGTATTTAATATCATGATGAGAAAAGGTTTAATAACACCTGCACCTGCTAATTTAAAAAATTTCAAATTGGATGTGAGGTATTCTTCATTGATTGCTAAATCACAAAGAGTGTCAGACGCACAAAACATTATGAGAACATTCCAAGCGGCGGCTCCATTTATTAATCTTGATCCCTCAGTAGCAGATAATTTTAATGGAGATGCATGTCTTAGACTAATAGCAAACGTGTACGGATTCCCTCAACTTGGTTTAAGAGGCGTAAAAGAACTTGCACAGATTAGACAACAGAAAGCTCAAGCTCAACAAATGCAGATGCAGGAAATGCAGAAGCAACAAGAACTAAACAATGCTGCACAGATGGCAGATATATCTCAGAAAGTAGGGCAGAATGGCAACCAAGCGTGATATACCTAGAAATCAGATAGCTAAAGTAAAAGACTATCAGAATTTATTTAACTCTCCTTTAGGTAAAAAAGTACTTCAAGATATGATGCACCAGCATTATATCATGAATTCTACATGGAATGAATCTCCTCATCTTATGGCTATTAGAGAGGGAGAAAGAAATGCAGTTCTAAGAATTTTAACCATTTTAAAAATAGACATAGCAGATGTTATGGAAAGGATAGATAAAGATGAAAAGATACGGTTTAATGAGACTGTTGTTTGATAAAGCAGGAGAGGGAAGCAATGGTGGAGCAGGAGGATCTGGTGGAGGTTTACTTAATGGAAGTGCCTCGGGAGGCTCTGGAACTACACCGCCACCAGCTGCAAATAATAACGGAGGACAAGGAGATGGAAACGGTTCTGGTCAAGGCACAGGAACTTCCTCTTGGATTAGTTCGCTTCCTAAGGAGCTTCAGGAAGATGCATCTATCAAGAAGTTCCCAGACGTTGCGACCCTGGCTAAGTCCTATGTAAATGCTCAGAGATTAATTGGAGCCAATAAAATTGTAATACCAGATCAACATGCTACTGATGAAGATTGGAAGAATGTTTACAATAAACTTGGGCTACCAGAAACAGTAGATAAGTATGATGTAAAATTTGGTGACTCATCTACTATAGATAAGAAGTTTGTAGATGACTTTAAAGCACTTGCACATAAGTCAGGAATACTTCCTAAACAGGCGCAAGCTTTAGCAGATTGGTTTACTACGACAAATATAAATGCTGAGAAAGAATTAGCTACTAGCAGGGCTACTCATTTAGAGAAAGAAATTGCAGGACTAAAGTCAGAGTGGGGTCAGG